AATTAAACCACAAATACATATTGACAATAATTTAATGATTAACTAATTTTAGTTTATGGCTGAGAAAGTTAATAACTCTAAAAGGATAACTAATGAATTGCTATTGGAAACATACAAACCTATATTAATGGTTAAGCTATCACAATCTAGTACCATTAGGCTAGGGGATGACTTAGAAAAATTTGCTTTAGATATCAGTGAAAAAAGCGGGTACGAAGTACTAACTTTCCCAAATGAAGAAGAAACTGACATAAAAGTAGTAAGTGTTTGTGGTAGTGAGATAGAAGACATATCAGAACTGAGAGATTATATATATAGTAAATATAAATCACCTACTTTAGAAAATACACCATTCACAACTATTAAAGATATAATTAAAAAAAGAAATGGATAAAAAAGTTAAATCAAAAATGGATAGTGGCAGAAGTGAAGAGAACTATATCTACACACATCCAACACAAGAAGAAATCATTACCTATAACAGGAGCCAAACTAAAACGAGTAGAGATTGTAGCTATACAGCATCAATCGATGGACCAGGTAAACTGATAGATAATGAAATGGTTGACCACCCAACTCATTATGGTGGTGAAGACAACCCATACGAAGCAATTAAAGTAATTGAAGAGTGGGGGTTAGGGTTTAACCTAGGTAATGCAATAAAATACATATCTAGAGCTGGTAAGAAATTAGATACATTAGAAGATTTGGAAAAAGCAAATTGGTACATAAATAGAGAAATAACTAAATTAAAAATAAATTAAAAAATGAAAGGTAAAATTAACACAGACAAAGGAACTATGATTGTAGAGTTCTATGAACAAGGAGCACCAAATACAGTAAATAATTTTGTTAAATTAGCAAAAGATGGATTTTATAATGACCTTAATTTCCATAGAGTTATTCCTAACTTTATGGTGCAAGGTGGTTGTCCTAACGGAACAGGAGCTGGAGGACCAGGATATAAAATTGATTGTGAGTTAGACGGAGATAACCAATACCACGATAAGGGTGTTCTATCTATGGCTCATGCTGGTAGAAATACTGGTGGTTCACAATTCTTCCTTTGTCATAGTAGACAAGGAACACAACATTTAGATAAACAACACACATGTTTTGGTAAAGTAACAGAAGGGGTAGAAATTATAGAACGAATCCAACAAGGAGACAAATTTTCAGTAGAAATAGAAGATTAATGAAAACCAGACTATCTGATTATGTCGGAAACACACCATTAATCCCAATTACCGTTGGGGATTTTACAGTTTGGTGTAAAGCTGAATTCATGAACCCTAGTGGTTCGGTCAAAGACAGAATGGCAACTTTCATTATTAATAATGCAGAGAAACTAAAATTAATAAAACGGGGTAACACCCTATGTGAAGCGACATCAGGTAATAGTGGTATATCATTTGCAATGTTAGCCGCGGAAAGAGGGTATAATATGGTTATTATTATGCCATCTAATATGTCTGAAGAAAGGAAAAATATGTTTAAGATATATGGTGCTGAATTAATAGAAGTTAATGAAGGAGATTTTGACGGGGCCATCGCGTTAAGAGACGAGATGTGTAGGGAAAAAGGTTGGTTCAATTGTAACCAATTCCATAACCAATTAAATATAAAAGCTCATTATATGGGTACAGGACCAGAGATATATAACGATTACCAACAACAACACGGTGAAAGGTCTAGTCCAGATGTATTTGTCGCGGGAACAGGAACTGGTGGTACACTTATGGGTATAGATAAATTCCTAAAAGAATTGTGGCCTAATATGAAAACTGTCGCTGTAGAACCAGAGGAGAGTCCAGTGATGAGTGGTGGAGAACCAGGATTACATGGAATTCAAGGAATAGGGGATGGTAGTAAATTTCTAGTTGATTTAGATAAAGTATCTGAAGTTAGAGTGGTTTCTACAGAATGTGCAAAAAAATGTGCGAGACACTTAGCTAAAAAATATGGTTTGTTTGTTGGTATAAGTGCAGCAGCTAATGTATTCAGTGCCTTTCAATGGCTAAGAGATAATGGTAAAAATAATGCAGTTACTATCTTGTGTGATAGGGGAGAGAGATACTTTAGTTGTTTATAAAAAAGATATGAAAATAATAAAATGGGTATTAGCCCTAATTTTAGGGGTGGTAATATGGTTATTTGTTATGACAAAACCAGAAACATTACTTGAAGACCCTATAGATTTACATGTAACACCAGAAAAAGATACGGTATTACAGCAAGATACCGTAATAATGGACATACCGATTATATTGGAAGATAGTACAATACTAACTGTGTGTGCGACCATGTACCATCCCGTAATCGGCCAATGTGACGATAGTCCAGACGTAACAGCCGACCAATCTAAAATACCAAACATTGACAGCTGTAGTCATTTATGTTGGGTTGCTGTAAGTCAAGACCTATTATGGTTTAACGATGGACCTATACGATATGGTGATACGGTATATATAGAAGCAGGACATAAGACGGGTTATTATATAGTGCGTGACGCAATGAATAGACGATTTAAAAAGAAAATAGATTTTTTAGAGTCTGTAGGGACAGAATCTTATAAATACAAAAAAGCAACACTACATATTAACTCATAATATAGTAAGGTTTATAACGAGGGTGTAAGTATTTATTTTAAACGACTTTTTATGCGTATCATAATTACAGAAAACCAACTTAATACTTTAGTTGAGCAAACAGAAGATTATTTTGTTGTACCAAAAACCGCTTCGTCTGAATTAAGTAAATTCATATCGAAAGATGAAGGTGTGAATGGTAAGGTTGTTTTATTCACTTATGATGACGCATACTATAATGACCCACCAATAGAATACGACAGCAGTGGATATAAAAAAGGTAAACCTGGGGGGACACTAACCATAGGTTATGGTCATACAGGCAAAGAAGCCTACGAGGGCAATAAGATTACAAAAGAAAAAGCTTTAGAATTGTTAAAAGAAGATTTATCTGAGGCTGTTGGTTGTGTTAATAGAATCATTAATACATGGACTACAGAGGACCGACCTGGAGCTAAAATGAGTCAATGTAAGTATGACGCAATAGTTTCTTTAGTGTTTAACTCTGGATGCGAGAATGTAAGAACTAGTCCCTGGATACAAGACGTTAAATTTGGTAGGTGGAAGAAAGCCTACACCAAAATTAAAACCTGGAACCCACCCCAACAAAGAAAAGAAGGGGGTACTTGGGTGGACAATTACACACGCAGAGAAAAAGAATCAACACTATTTTATAATTGTGACTATTAGAACTATTTATAGAAGATGAAGATAGAAATAACAGAACAACAATTAGAATTTATTAATGGTTCACTTTTAACTGAAGGTGGAATCAGAGATATAAATAAGTTAGCAGATAGATATTCCAAAGCAGAGATATACTTTCACCAAGATTTAGACGGGGTGGTATCTGCTTTAGGTATGAAATCATATTTAGAACAATATGGTATAGAGACCATAGGTAGTCATGTAATCCAATACGGAGACAAAGAATTTTCAGTTAAAAAACCAGATGCTAGTGGTGATGTTATGCCTGTGTTAGTTGATTTTGCACACGGTAAACCAATTTTTAAAATACATACAGACCACCATGATTCACAATCAGGTGTGGAAGATGACACATCAACACAATTTAGAGGAGCACGGTCAAACGTTGAAACTATTTCACAAAGTATAAGCCCTAGTGATATTTTTAGTAATGAAGATATTATGATGATTAATACTGTAGACTCTGCTGATTACGCAAAACATGATATTGAACCACAACAAGTTATGAACTTGATTAAGGATTTTGAAAGTGGGGAACAAGCGTATGAGAAAAAATGGATGTTAGGTCTTCTAACTAATAAATTGTTATTAGCTTATAAAAACAAACCAGGATTCCTAGAATATCTAGTAATGAATTCTACACCATCATTATTGAATATATATCACAACATTATCTCTTACGCAAAAGAAAAAGGGTTTGCCTCTCCAGAAGATATGGCACAGAATCAAATTGGGTATGTTAAATCACAACAAGAAAGTAAAAATCTTACATTAGATGGTAATATTATCGTGCAGTATGGGGGTGGAGCGTTATTTAAACCAGGTTCTTATGATAGATATACCCCATTTAAGATTTATCCAGACGCTGATTTCCTAGTAATAGCATGGCCAATGGGGTTAGTGCAAGCTTCTTGTAACCCATTTAAAAAAGAAAGAGCACTTAAAGGTATTAATCTAGGTGATGTAGCACAAGAAGTACTAACTAAAATAGAACCACAACTTAAAGAACATATGATACCGATATCAGTTATTAAGAGAATCGGTGAAACAAAAGCGGAGTATGATAGTATAGGGTTTAAAACTTCGGATTTATTTGCTCTCTATAAGGACCATTTACAAAATATGCCGTCAGAAGGTTCCAAATACTATGATATAGCGGTTAGTATTATAGACACACCATGGGATAATTTAAGTGAAAAACAAAAAACAGTTTTAGATAATATAACCGTACCAGCGTGGGATGTAATCCAAGCTAATAGTGGTGGACATAAATGTATTACTAACATCAGTGGACTTAACTTTTTTAGTAGAGCAACTAGAAACCCACAAGGTACTTGGAAGAAAAAAGCGGACAGTAAACCTACAAGATACGTTGAGTTTGTTAAATGGGTACAAAAAGAACTAGTCAATACCATCAAAGAGAAAATCGGTAGCTAGCTTACATTTAATAACACCATATAAAAAAAGGTCCCGAAGGACCTTTTATTTTTAGACAATATGAGATTTACTATTCTACAACTGTGTCTGCAGGTGTTGAAGTTTCAATTACTTCTACCGCAGTAGTGTCACTAACTACTGTTTCTTCACTAGTAGTTTCACCATCGGAGCTAGAGTCACAAGAAACTAAACCGATTGTTACTAAGCTCATCGCCATTAAATACATTAATTTTTTCATTTTTATTTTTTTTTGGGTTATTAATAACTTCTTATTTATGGTATAATAC